ACACCATAAAGTCTCTCTCGCTACCCCAATGTTTTACGTTAACGCAACAAAGAACTTCCTAAAGAATAAAGGGGATGACTCTTTTCTCCAGATTACTGGTCATGAAGGAAGAGGCAGGATGAAAGCTATCGGTGATATTATTGGCGCAAGCACCCCAGTTCCAGTCATCATCTTTATAGACGAAGGTCCTCAAGGTCCATGGAAGCGCTGGGATCCTTCTCTTAAGACACAAGCGACTGAGCTAATTAAGACTCGACTCTGCGCTGAAGAAACAGAGAACTATTTCCCAGTCGAAATAAAGAAGGTGGATTTCTAACTATGACATTTACATTCAAACAGTTCCTCAATGAACGACGGGTTCAGAATGTTCAGATCCCTGCAGCAGGGCGCAGCAGAGATGAACTGTATGAGAAGATTTACGAGGAGTGTTCTGACGCTATCAATTACTACAAGAAGAGTGGAATGCGGATTTATCGCGGCGATGCATTGGACGGCTATCCAATAGCGTTCGTTGATCCAGCTTCTGGCGGCGCCAGAAGGTCCGCTAACACCGACAATTATTACACACTTATCATTGACAATTCGGATGCGTGGCACGATTACCCGCCCAGATCCAGAAGTCTTATATGTTCGTCAAGTAAGCACACTGCTAGTGAATATGGCGAGAACCTCTATATGGTAGTCCCAGTAAACGGAAGTAAGGTCGCGCAATGTCAGGCTAACGATTTTTGGGGAGCCTTCGATGATCAAGAGTACGTAATAATGGGTCTAGGAAATCTTAATCTTGGGCTGGAACTTCTTCTCCAACGATTTAATTCAGCGAAGAAATTTGATAGATCTTATGATCAACTAATCGATGCCATCGAGTCGGTTGATGAAGTCTATGAAACTTCAGGCTTAGAAGGTCTAGAAGCAGAAATAGCTAAAAATAAATTCGCGATCGATTCAGAATTTCTTCGACTTGTATTTGAAGGCGAGAAGAAATATGGATCACTTCTAAACGCTCTTGAACAATATCTCGATCCCAAAGCTAATAAGATAGATCTCTTCACCACTAAGAACCTCAATCTTGAAGATGACCGTGAAGTCTGGACCAACGGCAAATCATACTTGATAGAGCTCGATCATATTGACCAAGCATTCTCAGCCTGGGCTAAATTATAAATATCTCTTTAAGAAGGAATAAACGAAATGACTTTACTCAAAGAATTACTTTCATTATCTGAAGACAAATTCGACGCCCTAAATAAGAAAGCTGACCGTCTATTTGGCGAATTCGGTATTATGTCTTGTGATGAAGAAGATATGGCCAAACTTATCGACATCAAGAAAGCCGATAAAATTGCTCAATCTAAGTATGGTGAAGACGGTTTCGCCACTATGGATGAAGACGATGCCCGCGAACTTATCAACTCCAACCCAACACTCATCAAAAAATAAACCATGATTTCTGAGTATTTCTATGACGAACAGATAAGAGCTTGGCTGCTCCAGTTCTGCGCAATCTTTTCTGGAATGCAAGTTCAGACTGGTAAGGATGCGTCTGGAAATACGACCATGATGAACGTACCAATTCATATCGGCAACAAAGACCGCGTAGTCGCCGCGATCATGGCTTCTAATACTCAGAATAAAACGTTTTCGCTGCCCATTATGGCAGCTTGGATGCAGGGTATAGAACTTGCTCCTGAAAGAAGGAAGGGCATTGGCGTGACTGACGCTAGAGTTCATCTACCATCAGGCGGAGTATTCCCAGATGATCTCCATGTAGTTAGACGTGTAATGCCGGTGCCATACAATCTCTCTATGGAACTAGCGATCTACACGTCCAACACCCAACAACTTCACCAGATCATGGAACAGATCATGGTGCTATTCGACCCGATTCTTCAGATCCAAACCACTGATGCACCGTTCGATTGGACGAAGATTACTTCTGTTGAATTAACTGGAATTAACAACGAAGAAAACTATCCTCCTGGTGGCGATAAGCGCATCATCAATTGGACATTGAATTTCGTCATTCCAATTTGGATCTCCGCACCTCTCGATCTCAGGAAAGATGTTGTCAGAAAGATCATTATTACTATCGGCGATATTGATTCATTCGTCATTAATGAATATGATGCAGATGGTAACCTCGTCCCATTTATTACAAATATATTCGGAACTGCTATAATTGATACGTTAAATCCTTAAACGGAAAACGATTCGCCACATCCACATTCGTTCTTAACGTTTGGATTATTGAACTTAAAACCCGAACTTATTCCTACGTTCTCAAAGTCGATTTCTGTGCCGTTGATATAAGGAAGACTGAGTGGATCAGTGACGATCTTAACCCCAAGACTTTCGAATTCCAAATCTTCGGGCTGAATAAAATCTACGAATTCCAACTTGTGAGTTAGCCCTGAGCATCCTGAAGTCCCGACAGTGACGCGAATTCCAACACCTTTGCCACGTTTGACAAGAAACGATTTAATCTGTTCTGCTCCGGCTTCTGTTACTGTTATCATTCTCTAATCTCCTAAATAATTTGTACGATTGAATCGTTCGCCGCATCCCATACGACAATGATATGGTGATATCCTAATTTCTTTGCCGCCTTCTGTTTTGCTAAGTTCTTTTCAAGATCGCTTTTATACGTATAGGTACTCTTAACTTCTACCAACATCCGTTTAGATTTGATATAGATATCTGGAAAGTAAATTCTCTCTTTTTTATCGAACGAATATGGAACGATTGGGACCTCAAATCTAATGTTGGTGAGATCGTTCTCTTGAACTCCGGCCTGAAGTAGATAGTTAATGACAGGTCCTTCATATCCCTGAACCTTGTACGATTTGCCAGACGGTGACACGTAATCCTTGTACTTGTAGGCTGCTTGCTGCTGAGCCTTTTGACACTTCTCAAAAATCTTTGGGTTCTGCATGACGTGTCTTACACCATATCTTTCCATACATGTGGCTTCAATTTTATCACGAATCTCGGGAGATTTCAGGGGATTATCCACTCCATACCTTTCTAATAGAGTCTTCTTTACTTGCTCTGGATTCCAGCCATCTTTACCGTAACGCTCTATGTTCGTTTTTCTGGACCTGGCTCGGATAGACTTAACCTGTTGGGGATTTTCAACCCCGTGATTGGTTAGATTGGTCTGCTTAATCTTCTCTTTGATTTCTTTTGATTGGAAGACGTTAGAGACGCCATACTTTTTCTGTATAGCTTCTTTATGAGAATCAGTACCAAACGTTCCAGGCCAAACACCATCATATTTGTCGAGAACCGTCTTTCGATAGTCTGCTGTTCTAGTATGATGACCCTCTGGATAACGTTCTAGTTCGGTGGCTTTAATCTTAGCATTTCTCCAAGGATCAATAGCTGCGCATTTCAAAGAACACGTTCTGTAAAAACCGATATTTCGGTGCTTAAAATTGGTCGGCTTTTCACAAATAGCGCACGCCCCACGTTCTGTACTCCCGCTCTTAAGAGCCCAAATTTTTTCATTAATGTCAGTGAAGCACCCCATATTGATGGATTGCACTTCTTTATAAAGATCGTTTGATTTCTTCCAGAGCCGAAAATTAAAATCGCCATTTTCATCAATCATAGAAGCTAAAAATTTTTCACGCAGTAACTTATAGTCATTAGTCTTATGCCAGATCATTTTAGTCTCCTCGGGTGTTTGATATTATTATTTATAAAAACTGAATGTTTGTTTCTACAAAAATAGAAATTCCATAAATATTTTCAGAAGCAACATTTTAACAACATAACATATTTTGTGAAGGAGAATTACCATGGGAAGTCTCGTGAGTGCGGGAGTTCAAGTTACAGTTTCTGATGAGTCCTTTTACATTCCGGTCTCAGCACCAACCGTCCCCCTATTTTTCATTGCATCTCGTGCAAACAAGATGCAGCCTGATGGCGTCTCACCAGCATCTGGAACTAACGAGCACTCAGTTGTTCGTACTGTTACATCGCTTGGTCAGTCAGTCCAACTTTATGGCGTTCCATATTTCTGGAAAGATCAGTCGAATAACCAATTCCACGGCGATGCTCGTAACGAGTATGGTCTATTCGCTCTTAACCAATTCCTAGGTGTTGGTAATCGCGCATTCGTAGTTCGTGCGAACATCGATACTACCGATGCATCACAGACATTCGTTTCCGCCGGCATTCCAGTTCTCTCTGGTACACCACTACGAATCGGTGTTGGTACGGGTACTGTTACAGGCATTCTAGCTGATTCACAGATCGTCAAGCCAGAAAATTACACACTGATGGCGCTTGATGCTAATACATTCACCGTCACCGGTTCAATCACCGGTTTGATCGGTGTCGCAACCGTCGGCGTATTGTTCGATTCTACAAAGATCAACTTCACTATCAACGCAGGTGCAACACCATTCCAGGGCGGTGATTACTTCCAATTCTCAACTAAGTACGTTCCAGCATCTTATACAGGAACAGGCAATGGCACGATGAACAATATCGTTGTTGATGCTTTAGCCATTACCGAAAACTGGACCGTGACATTCACTTCACCAACAGCGTTCACTGTCACTGGTTCAATCACTGGTCCTTCAACTTCAGGAACTGTCGGTGTACCATATGACAACAACTACTTGAACTTCACTATCGCTGCTGGTGCAACACCGTTCATCGCGGGTGACGAGTTTGTTGTTGGTCTACTCCAGGTTATTTCAGGCAGCCCACTCGGTGCAAACGATGCTGCTAAGAGAGTTGCTATCGTTACAGCATTCCAAGCAGAAATCAACTCGAACACTGAAGTACGTTCTGAAATCTTCGAATACAACCTAATCGTTTGCCCTGGTTACCACGAAGTTATCGACGAGCTACTTTCACTATCAGTCGCTGTTCAAGATGAAGCATTCGTTGTAGCAGACGTCCCAGTAACAAAGACACCAGAATTTGCTGCTAACTGGGCAAATACGGTCGAACGTTACAACAGCACTTCAGTCGCTTATTACTACCCATGGGGTCTCGCTTCTAACCTAGACGGTTACGATGTTTGCATAGCTCCTTCTGGAATCGCTCTTCGCACCTACGCTTATTCCGATAACGTTTCCCAACTCTGGTTTGCTCCAGCTGGTGTACGTCGTGGATTGGTTACTGGAGTTTCACGAGTCGGTTACGTGTCTGGATCACTAGGCACTCCTACTACGTTCGTCGAAGCCAACCTTAACCA